GTTCCCGAGTTCAATCGGTCCTGACTGCGCATATGGGGAGACCGAGTCGTAGGTGTAGCCGACCTCGTGGTCGTAGACGTACCCGTCAGTGCCGACCATCATGGGGTTGGCAAATACGCCACTGTCAGTTCCGGCTGTACGCGCCATCAGTCCGTAGTACCAAGTGCCTTCACGGTAGTTGTAGCTTACATATGAATCATTTTCTGTTGAGGATAACGACGGGTAGAACCAGGTCACCTCGCCATAGGTAGAGTTGTGGACGGCGTAGACCTTGGACGCTTGCGCATAGTTGATGTTGTTGAAGACGTAGTCCCCGACATCGCACTGCATGGGCTTCACAAACCCATCGTAGGACCAAAAGCCTGATTTCGACATCCACATTGCGGAGGTGTCGATGGCCGCCACCGCCTGCGAGGAAATAACGCCGCACCCGCTGCCCACCTTCTCAAATGAGTAGACGTAGGGCAGGCCAATGTAGCTGGCAACGTGCGCGTCGGTATCGGTGAATAGGATGTTGACGCCTCGCACGCGCTTTCCGCACCTCAGAGACCCTGGCGTTGACAGTTCAAAGTCACCGGCCTGGTTGGTGGCGGCAGCCGTCCAGGTTGTGTTGTTCTCCTGGTCGCACCACTTCACCAGGCGCGGGTTACCCGACGCGCCCAGGGCAAACATGATGCGCTCGTTGGTGACCAGCAGAGCCGCGCAACCTGTTGGCGCGTTGGTGATGACAGCCGCAAGAGTTGGAGTCACAAACCCTAACTGCCACTCGTACAGCTTCCCGTCGGTGCTGCTGCACGCGACCAGGTACTCGCCCCAGGTGTCCAAGCTCCATGTGGTGGCCGGTACTGATCCGGTGTCGGGTCGCGCAGTGCCATAGGACAGGCTGCCATATGTCCAGTACCCGTAGCCGGTCGTTCCGGTGGCATCAGCAGAGCCAGCGGTGAACCCTGACGGCGTGATGTCCTTCAATACTCCAAGAGCATTCATCGCATACAGCTTAGACTGAGTGCCAGCAGCCGCATAGCGGTTTGCGCTGTTGTCACGCCAGGCGATAAGACCTCGGCACTTGCCCGTCATGGCAGACGTGGACTTTATCCTCCACCCGCCAATGGGTCGCAAGGTATTCTCAAACCAGCGCACCAAGTTAGAGTCGTACCAGCGTCCCATTGCCTGGTACTCAGTACCGTTGCGGTAGACGCCTGGGGGGATTTTGAGAGGAATGAGTGCCATGATTACACCGATAGGTTAGAGACAAACGACAGTGTAACGATGGCAGACGGTACTGCTGGCCTGGTTGGAGAAGTGCCTGCCGGATACTGCTCAATCGTCACGCCGACATCGGTAGGTCTCCACATTATTTCTACATAGTCGTTTGCATTGAGGCTTAGAAAAAAGTTCATCGCGGCAACCGTGTGAAATGGGTCGCCAACGCCTTTTCTTGGTGCAAACCCAAACCTTGAGTTTGACTTGTCAGCGTTAGTGCCATTCTTTCTGAACCAAACGTCAACGTCCTGAGATGCATTTGTCGTGTTCGTGAATTGGATGGAGAACTGTACGTTATAGATTCCTGACTGCGATACGTTCAGCCTAGAGGAGTTTGAGAGCGTGACGCCGTTGCTAAAGTCGGTCGTGTCAAACGTGACGGCGTAGGCGGTGGTAGTGTTAGCTGCCACCTGGTCTGTGGAGTCCTGGAACGCGCCGTGAGGAGCATTAAGGTACTTGCCGCCACGCGGTCCGAATAACGATCCCAGGGCGTTTGTGATGCGGTTGGCGTAGTTCCCGATGTTGCTGAATGTCTGGCTGAAGTACAGGCGGTCATACACCTCGCCAGGGTTGCCGATGTTCGGCTGCGCTGGCGTTGTGATCTGGCCGGTGTAGTCGCTCATACGTTCCGTTCAAAGTGTGGGCAGTCTACCAAGCTCTTGAAGTTTCCGCCCCAGCGGTTTTTGGGGTACAGGCTCTCCCAATAGGCGCCAATCGGAGCCAGGATAGCCTTGTCCCAGATGATTTTGCCGTCCTTGAAGAAGTTGAGGTCCATCGCGCACCGCTTCAGGTGAATGGAGTTCATAGTCTTGGACCGGCCTGTCTTGAAGTAGATGGCCTGCTGCTCCGGTGTACGCGCCAACTCGCCACCAGTGACTAGAAAACCCTGCTCTGTGGCGTGCTGGATCAGCTTGCACATATCCAGCAGAAATGCTGCTTGTTCTTGACTTAAGCTCATTTGTTGCTCCTCATTTCGGCTAACTTCTCGACAGTACGGCCACCAAAGTAAGCGCCCATGATTAGCATCCCCCAATTACCTAGCAGGGTCACATAAGACTCGTTGGCGTTGAGGCCGTATGCGCTCATCATGGCAAACAGGAAGTACCCCATAAAGATAGCGATCAGCGACATTGGCCGGATGTTTTTTGAAAGCCAAGAGTCAGAAGACATGTCTGCCTGCCAGCGGTCAGTGATGTTGTCGGCATCGTTCTGCGCGGCCTTTGCAACCAATTCCATTTCAGCCATCTCCAGCTTGGCTTTCTCAATGCCTAGTTCAATCAGGCGCTCTTCATGGTGGAACTGCAACTCGCGTAGCTTCTCAACGTCTTCTGGTGTGGGGTTATCGGGAATCTTCACGCCAAGCGTGTTCTCAACCACTTCCTTGCCCTTGGCTTGGATTGCGCTGGACAGCAGACCTAGACCGTTTTGAGCCAGTGTGCTGAGTAACATGCCGATGATTGGAATCATTAGAAACCCCTATTCGTTATAACGTGAAATGCAACACTCACCAATGGGACAACGATAGCGGATGCACCGGAAATCCAGAGTGTGTTCATGATGATTGCCACCTTCGTTTCCTTGTCCTTTTGTTTGCGTTCCGCTTCTTCTCTTTCCAGTGTGTTGCGCTCTTTTATCAACCTAGTGCGCTCTGCCATCATCTCTTCCCAAACCGGAGCATTCCCCGAGTAGAAGAGAATGTCCTTCAGTTCCTTCTCATGCTCTCGCAGCGCCTTGGATGCCAGCGCGATCTGGAGTGCCTGTGCGCCTATCTGTGCATCTGTCTTTCCTATGCTTGCAATCCTGGCTTTGCTGCTTGCTAGGTGAACTGTATCCGCTGCTTGGTAAAAACCGCTGAATTCTTTGTATAGGCCGTGGATGTCTTTACCAAGAGCAATGGCTTTTTTATGCCAGCAACAGCAGCTTGTGCCATAGCGAATGCGGTGAACGGGTCCATTACTTTGCGTTCACAACTACCCAGCGGCAGATGCGTCCATCTTTGTCGGTGAATTCGTTAGCGCCCATCTTCTTGTCCTCTTCTCGTTTCGGAATACGACAAACCAAAACCGTCTTTGTCTCAGTGTTCGGCCAGGGGCTTTCCGCTGAGACCACCTGGTCAATCACTTGTCGGCCTTGTTTTCCAGCTTATCAAAGATTCGCTCCAGGGTCGCATCAATCTTGTCTAGGCGGCTCTCAATGTCTGTCTTGCTGACGTAGTTTTTTGGCAAGTCAATCTCAATGGCCTTGATGTCGTTCTTCAATGCTTTCACCGAGTCCCATATCTCCTTGCACCACCATCCGACAGCGACCAGGATCGCGCCGCCGATGAAGTTGAACATTGACTGGAATTCCATTATTTAGCCTCCAGCGCCACAATACGGGCGGTAAGTTCTTGGATGGCTGCGGTCAGGGTTGCAACAAGAAACGATACGTCAATACCTTGGTACTTGGGGTTTCCGTCTGCGTCCACAGCGTCTTTTGCGCCCGTCACGGCATGGGGGCACACTTCAGCAAGTTCATGAGCAATAAATCCTTCGCCATCTGAGCCGTTAATTTTCCACTTGTAAGTGACGGGCTTGAGTGCGGCAACTTTCGCAAGCGCCCCCGTCATAGAAGCAATGTCTTCTTTTAGTCGGTAGTCAGAAGAAGTGTTGTAAGCAGCATTTGTGGCATTTCCAGTAATAGAGCCAATCGTTGTTCCGCTTTGGGCAAAATTAAGAAACGTGCCGCTGTTGTTAGCATTGGTCTGTTTTAGGGTAATGCCTACCCTGCTTCCAGAATCAAAAGCTATGTTTGTTAGACCACTGTTAAAGTCAGATGTGGTGTTTATTAGTAAGTTGCCGCTGGAGTCGATACTAAGCCTGCGTTTAGCTGCTGTTGCTCCATCTGTAGCAAGGTGGATTGCACCGCCCACATCAGTTCCAAGCGTAACGCCGCCAGACAAGGTAGCTATAGCAAGTGACGAATTTGTTGAATCAGAAAAATAACCAGCAATTCCGGCTGCGGCTCCTAAAACATTTAACTTGCCCGTCATTGACGCAGTACCAATCCCCACGTTCTGGCTTGTGTCTACGGTGACCGCTGTGGTTCCTACAGTTTTGATGGTCAGTGCAGTTGATGCGTCGGTGTCAATGCTGCCGCCAATCTTCAGCACCTTGCCAGAGCCAACATGAAGACCAACGCTGGTTCCGGTTCCAGCCGCAGTGAACAATGCATCCACCGAGTCCAGGTCGGTGTTGATCTTCGTGCCCCAAGAATCTGTTGAGGCTCCAACCTCTGGCTTGGTCAGTAGTAGGTTTGTGGTTGTCGTATCAGCCATGATTTACCTCTAGGAAATGTTTGTCCATGTTTCAGATGTATCGGGTATAGCTCCCCATCCAAATCCAAAGATTGTAGTGATAGAGCCTGTTGCAGCTACGCCAGACATTGGAATTGTTGAAGTGAAAGAAAACGATCCAACTGCTCCAGTGGCTTGCGTGCCACTCAAAGAAACAGGACGTGTGCCAATGAGAATACCGACAGAGCCTGTAGCCAGTAGCCCAGAAAGTGCGGCCAATATGGAGAAACGCCATCCGGTATTGTTGCCTGCGTCCACGTTTGTGAGGTCAGTAGCATCCCACACAGCCCCGCCCGTAGCGTTGCTGTCTTGAACGGATAGGTACGTCACCGAGTCGGTTCCGCTTGCATCGCTGATGGTGGCCTGCGTGCCTGGGATGGTGCTTTGCAGGTACTTCATCGTTGTGCCTGTAGTCACAAACGAACCCACGGTGCTGGTTGTGCCAGCAGCTAGTTGCAGCGTGCCGTTGACAAGTGTCAATGCGCGGGTGGAGCCAAGTGTTAAAGCATCAGAACAAGCAAACGTGCCGCCTAAACCGCTGATTGTTAAAGGGAAATCTATCGTTTGACCGGCGCTGGTAATGGTCTTTGTGCCAGACGTTGCCTTCATGGATATTATTTCAGCGCCGCTGCCCACAACCATTGCTGAGTTTAATATCAGGTTTCCATACACATTAGTTGTAGCAGTAGCGTTTATCCAAGTTCCAGTAAACGTGCTTGTACCACCATTGGAAAAATCAACTGTTTCGTAGTTTCGTGAGGCTGAAAACGCAACAATATCGGATCCAGCGGTGACAAAATAATTTAAGAGATTTGTTCCTTCAATTACAGTAGCATTAGTTGCACCTTGGATAGTCCGCGTTCCTGTGCTGCCGCTGTAGGTTAGTTCAACGCGCTTGCTTCCAGTTATTGTTAAACCTGTACCGGTATTTGTTGTGCAAACAGTAGCGTTGTTTGCGGTAATAACAATTTTTCCTGTAGAGCCAAATGCAAGTGTGCGGGTGTTGGTGTTGCTAGAGGAAAACTGTCCCGTGGTCAGCGTGTAGCCGTTCAAATCTAACGTACCGTTGGTCAACGTACAAAGGCGAGTAGCACCAGAAGTCAGTGCGTCTTGAAGCTGCCAAGTGCCGCCTACACCGTTGAAGGTGATTGCAGCATCAATTGTCAAACTAGAAGTGCGTATTGTTTTTGTGCCTGATGTGGCAGCAAACGTCAATGTACTATTTCCGGTATATGCGGTTGCCCCGCCAAAAGTAACATTACCATAGAAAAATACTGTGTTACTTATTTGAATTGTGCCGGTGAATGTGTTGGAGAATGTTACGTCTTTAAATGCGCCAGAGTTTGTGGCAAACCTAAAAATGTCTACCGCGCTTGTGCCGGGATTTATATTCACGCTGATAGCTTGTGCTTCACCGTGATTGCCAGCAATAAATATTCGGGTTTGAACAGATGTGCCCGTTGTTGCAGTGCAGTTCACTACGGGCGTTCCCGTAATGGTCATATTAGTGACAGTTGTTGTATCAAAAATTGTAGTGCTAACGCCTGTCAACGTAATGTTACCCGTACCAAAAGCCAGTACACGAGTGTTGCTGTTGTTTGAATTAAACAACCCTGTTGACAACGTAAAAGTGTTAAGCGTTAAGGTTCCGGCAGTCAGCGTACAAGTGCCTGCTGCCGTGCATAGCGTAGGACTTCCAGATAACGATAAATTGATATCTGATTTGTTGATTGTGGTGCTCAAAGACACCGCCGTAGATGTGCAAGTAACTGTAGCCGCTGTGCCTGAGTTAGCATCAAAAGTTACGGTGTCTGCGTTTGTAGGGTTTAAAAGGGTAGCAACGCCCCCTGAAGTTATAGCGAACTGCGTGTTACCTGTTCCACTCCAAGTTCCTGTTCCACCAACCCAAAAGTAAGCCGCCATGACTACTCCTCAACAGGCTCGTCAACAGGCTCGTCAACTACAGGCGGTGGATTCTTGACAAAATCATCCCACTTGTCGTACCGCGCCTGCTTCATCGCCTCAATCGCAGCGTCAGTCAGGCCGTGGTCGTCTGCAAGGTGCAGACAATCAGAGAAGCCATTGATGATGAAGTCAATCTTGATCACTATGCAATCCGCAGCAATCCGGTGCTGGAGTCGTTGGTGGGCATCGTCAACACAAAATTACCGGCGGTGACAGTCTGCGCCCCAAATGTGTGGACGCTCACCGCCTTGTTGCTCTGGGTCGAGTTGTAAATCAGGACCGCGTCAAACGATGTGGACAACGTGACGGTACTAAAAGTGATGGACGCGCTGGGCGTGATGAATGCCGTGGTGCTTGTCGATGACGGTGCAGTGCCAAACGTGACCGTTACGCCCCCTGCGGTGTAGCCA